GGTTTGAAGAAGGCTCAAAAGGGTTTTTCTGGGCTGACTAAAACTCTTGGTGCTGTCGGTATTGGTTTGGGTTTGAAGCAGATTACAGGCGATTTGGTGGATGCGGCTAAGGCTGCTTCTATGGATCAGAAGTCGACACAGTTGCTGAATAATCAGTTGGTAAAGAATGCTAAGGCGACTACTGCACAGACTAAAGCGAATGACAAGTTTATTCAAACTCTCTCTGAACAGGTGGGTATTGTTGATGATGAGCTTAGACCTGCTCAGGCTCGGCTTGCTCGTGCGACAGGTAGCGTAAAGAAGTCACAAGATTTATTGAAACTTGCTCTTGATGCCAGTGCAACTTCAGGTAAACCTTTGGCAACAGTTTCGGCTGCATTAGGTAAAGCATTTAACGGCTCGACAGGTGCTTTGATAAAGCTCTTCCCTGAACTGAAGAAGTCTAAAGATTTGTTTGGTGATTTGCGTAAAGAAGTTGAAGGCACTGCAGCTCAACAGGCTGACCCTTTTGCGAAACTAAATGTTGCTTTAGATAATCTAAAAGAAAAACTTGGTGGCATTGTTTTGCCATTACTTACTGATGCCATAGGTAAGATGATGAAACCTGGTGGACTAATTGAGTCTGTTGGAATGTTTTTTGAACAAGTCGCAAACCCTAAAACAGATATTGGTAAAGCGTTTAGAGATTTTGGTGCAACTGTAACTGTTGCAGGACAAGATTTAGCAGCATTCTTTGCATTATTAGACCCTAAGAAACAAAATAACAGTATGTCAGGTTTTGCTAGTGCTCTCGAATTTATTAGCATTACTTTACAGACTGTTATAGATGGTTTGCTTGTTTTTGCTGGTGCATACGATCAGGTGACTAAAGGTAATTTTGCTGAGGCTGTCGCTTTGATGAGTGCTCGAACTGATGTTGGTGCTCAGGCGATTAGAAGCAAGATGACTGTTAAGGACACTATTGCTGCTATAAATGCTCAGACTCTTGCAACTGGTTCAGGTCGCCTTATAACAGACACACAGGGCGGTTTGGCTGGCACATTCGATAATGTTTCTACCTCGTTCCCTGGTATGAAACTCCCTAAGACACCTCTTGTCTATAAACCTGGTAAAGCACCTTCACCGCAAACTTATAATATTACTCTTCACAATTATTCGGCAGACCCCAAAGCGGTTGTCGATAGTTTAGGAAAGTATTTGAAAACTAATGGTAGCCTTCCGTTTAATCTTGCAACTGTAGGCCGAGGCTAATAATGGCGTTGCCTACTTATGTTGTTGAACTATCTTTTGGCAGTAGCGGTTTCGTTGATGTCACACAGTATGTTCAAAGCGTTTCTATAAATCGAGGCATTACTCGTGTTATGGATGATTATCCTGCAGGTAGCGTGTCAGTTACTTTTGTTAATAATGCTCGAGTGTTTGATCCGTTGAACACTAGCTCTCCTCTTTGGTATGGTGCAGGCGGTTACACGATGGTTCAGCCTGGAGGAAAACTTCGTGTGTCTAGCAATAGCATTCGACAGTTTACTGGGTTTGTGCAGGGCTGGGAGTTTAGTTTCGATGAAGCAGGCCTTGATGGCAAGGCTACAGTCATGGCGTTAGATGAAATTTTTAAGATAAATAATGTCACTTTTGATGCTTCAACAGAGGGCATAGTTCAGGACACAGGTTCAAGGATTCAGAAGGTTCTAAATTATTATGGTTTTGGTGCGAGCGAGTATTCGGGTGTTGCTGTAGGTAAAACTATTGTTGGTGCTGATGTTCACGCTGCAGGTGATAGTGTGCTTGCTTATTTGCAGAATGTTGCTCGAAGTGAACCTGCAGACTTTTACAGTAACGCTTCAGCTGTAATGCAGTTAGAGGATCGTAGTTTCGCGAATTTGACTTGGACTAACTCGACTAGAAACAACCTAATCAAATACCCTAATACGCTCTCTCAAGACACTACTGTGACCTCTTTGGATGGTGGTACAGGTTTAGGTGACGGCTGGATTTACGGCTGGCAACCTGGCACTGCAGCGACTTATTACACTGGCGGAACAGTGAACACTGCTGAGGTGACTCTTTCGACTAGAGACTTTTATTATCAGGAAGTTAATCAACCTAAAATCAATCCTGACGGTACAGCAACTAAATATATTTTCTCTGGCTGGTTTAGAGGTCAAGGTTTGACTGGTGCAGGTATTTCGGGCAACCTAACTTTGTTAGATAGCACTGCGACTTCTCTTGTTTCTCAATCTATGACTGCTAGTGCTGCTTCTAGCACTGCTTGGACTCAGATGAAGGGTACGGCCTCTTATGTTGGTGCTGGCACTGTTGCAGGGTTTAGGGTTTCTGTTTCTGCACCTGGCACTGCTGTTGCATACAACTTTATTGGTAATGGCTGGCAGGTTGAGCGTGGAACTGTTATCGGCAGTTACTTTGATGGCACATATAATCCTTTTACTTCTACTGCTTCGACTGCGTATGTTTCGGGTTCGACTGTAAACAATGTTGGTTGGAGTGAGTTTCAGTGGGCAAGCGATTCGGGTTTGGTTACTAGCACTGCTGCAAGTGCTACTGCTCCTGTAATCAACTATTTCGCTGATGTCAACAGTCAAAGCTCTGTTGGTAGTACGGCAATACCGTTCACTGATCTAAATGTTGTTTATGGTGGGGAGAACTTGTATAACAGCATTCAGGTTGTGGGCATAAATGCTGTTTCTAGTGCTTCGGATACTGCGTTGATTAGTCGTTATGGTTTGCGAGAGTATAGTCAGCAAGATAATTTGACTACTTCGTTGACTCGTACAGCTGAGATTGCAAGTAAGTATTTGGATGCCTACAAATACCCTGAATATCGTGCAGAGCAGTTGACTGTCGCTGTCGAGTCTCTTACTAATGCACAACAAAACTTAGTTTTAGCAATAGAACTTCGAGATGTTGTGCGAGTGCTATTTATGCCGTCTAATACTGGTGCTGTTGTCGATAAGTATTATGAGGTTATCGGTGTTGATAGTCAGATTGACACTGAGAGACATCACATCACTTATCGAGTATCTTCACTAGAGAACCTTGGTTTATCGTTTTAGTTGACATAGTAAACTTGAGGTTTAGGAGACCTAATGACTGAGCCGAAACAACCGTCTAATCAGAGTTTGCTTTTGCAGATTGTGCGTGACATTGAAATCTTGAAGATTCAGAGTATTCAAATTCTTGAGGCTTCTAAAGACCATGAGAACAGGATTCGCGACCTTGAAAAACAACTGAACAGGAATGCTTGGGTTCCTTCACTTATTACGGCTGTTGTCACTTCGGCTATTGTCTATCTGATTAGTAAAGGATTTGTTGCATGATAACTCCAGGCGACTACGACATCACCGCATATCAAGGTGCAGACTACGATCAACTGTTCACTGTAACTCAAGGTGGTACAGCGTTGAACTGGACTGGTTATACTGCGAAGATGCAGGTGCGTGAGGCAGCCGATTCGACAGCATACTTGCTGAACTTGTCTAACGGTTCAGGCATAACTTTGGGTGGCACTGCAGGAACTATTTTGGTCAACATTAGTAACGCTCAGTCAGCTGCAATCAGTTCAGGTTCATTCGCATACGATTTAGAACTCTTTGCTGGTAGCGGTCAGGTGACAAGAATTTTGCAGGGTGCTTTCAATGTGATAGGAAATGTGACTAGATGAGTACAACAACCGTAACGACAACAGAGACAACAGTTCTAATCACTTTAGATAATGCAGGTGTTCAAGGCATACCAGGTGTTAACGCTGTTGTTGCCGTTACAGCACCTATAACAAACTCAGGCTCTAGCGGTTCAGCCGTTATTGGTATAAATCAGTCAGCATTGAGCCTCACTAAGTCACAGATAACAGATTTCACTTCGGGCACTGTTGCTTCGGCAGGTACAGCACAACAATCAGGTACAGCCGTTTATAGCTTGACTTCAGGCACTGCAACATATTCGACTACTTCAGGAACTGCCGTATCAATCTCAGGTTCAATAACTAAATCTCAAGTGTCTGACTTTACTTCGGGAACTGTCACCTCTGCCTCAACAGCACAACAATCAGGAACAGCTGTTACTATTTCAGGTTCAATAACTAAAAGTCAGGTTAGCGATTTTACTTCGGGCACTGTTACAAGTGCAGGATTTGCTACAACCTCGGGAACTGCCGTTTATGCGACAACCTCTGGAACTTCAGTATCAATCAGCGGTTCAATTACCCGAAGTCAGGTCAGCGATTACGCTACAGGAACAGTCGCAAACATTTCAGGAACAGTAGCACAATCTCAAGTTACTTCTCTTGTTAGTGATCTAGCGAACAGGGCTATCCTAAACGCTGCAAACACTTTCACTGTGGGCGGTCAGATTGTTACTTCACAGAGCGACACTGTCATGCCTTTGGTTTTGCGTAGAGCTTCAGCAACTGCGACAGCAAGCATCCTAGAGTTTCAAACCTCAACAGGTACAGCAATTGCCAGCGTTGATGCTTCGGCTAGAGGCAACTTCCCTGCCGTTTCTGCAGGTACTTCATTAGCATTAGGTTACGGTGTTCTATCTGTTAATACAGGTGCCGCTGGAACTGTTGGTGTTGTTATTAGAGGTGCAGCATCACAATCTGCAAACTTACAACAATGGCAAAACTCTGCTGCTGGAACAGTCGCTAGCGTGGATGCATCTGGATTCGGAAACTTTACTCGTGTAACTGCTGGAGGTGTATCTGACTTAGGTTATGGTATCGCTTCAATAAATACTGTTTCAGCGACTAATAAAGGTTTAGTTGTTCGTTCAGTTGCATCTCAGACTGCTTCTCTCCTTGAATATCAGACTTCTGCTGGAGCAGTTGTAGGTGGGCGTAATGCTGTAGGTCAAGCGTTTACTGGTGGAACTGCACCTATCTTAAATGCTACTGGTGGAACTATTCAATCGATTGCGACTGGTGCTAACCCTCTCGTGACTACTGCTTCTGCACACAGCTTAGAAGTTGGTGATCTGGTCACTTTGACAAACACGACTGGTGCTGTATATAACGCAACTTTCAGCGTTGCTACTGTTCCAACGACAACAACCTACACAATCACAACTGCGATCACGACTGGTCAGGCTGCAGCTGGAGGATTTACTAACCTCCCACCACAAAAAAGCATTACTTCGAGAACTTTGAACACTAGAGGTTTGATTGTTAAGGGTGCGTCGGGGCAGGTTGCTAACCTTGCAGAATTTAGAAACTCTGCCGACACTATTCTTGCAAGGGTTGACAGTTCTGGCGTGGTTCGTGCTACTTCCTATAACACAAATAACTTTTACTCACTTATTTCTGAAGAAAATGGCGGTGGTAACATAGTTCTGACTAGATCAACTGCCACTGGTACTTCACCTGATACTAATAGGGCTAGACTTTATTTGAGAGATGGCACTGTTGCAACTACGCTAAAACTTGTTATTAAGGCTGGTGCTGGCGGTGCGGAAACAACTATCCTAGATAATATCCCAACATAAGAAGGAACATGATGTCTGAATTTCAAGTCTCAAACGAATACAAGCTACAAACTTTAAATACTCGCCTAGAGCAGTTGAATGTTGAGGGCTGGCATAATGAGGAAGCAAAGACTGTTGCTGAAATTATTGGCAATACTGAAGAAGTTGATCGCTTGAAAGCCAACATAGAAACAATCAAGTCTGCTATTGCTATTGTTCAAGCACAGATTGATGTTTTAGCGTAAAACTTGTTTTGATAGAATTGCTTTATGACAGCAATCTATTTTGAACCTTTCTCCCCTAAACTTCGTGGCGATGAGTTCGGCAATCTAGCACCTTACAGGAATGGTAGACCGCATAGAGGTCAAGACTGGCATCCTGCAGAGAAGTCACCGATTCACGCTATAACTGACGGCACAGTTTTCCTAAACGAATGGTCAGATGTTCTTGGATGGTTTGTTGTTCACAGTGCCAAAGATGCTCACTTCGTGCTTTACGCTCACCTGGCTAAACAGTCAGACTTGAAGAAGGATGACAAGGTTGTTGGTGGCAAGACTGTTATCGGTTTAGTTGGTGGCGGTAAGAACACGCCTAGCGGTTCAGCCTCTACAGGTGCACACCTTCATTTGAGCATTGGTAAGGCTA